CTGGCTTCAATCTCACGCAGCACCAAGCGCTCAACTTTGCTTAGTGCCTCCTCCATGGCGGTGCGAGCCTCCGGACCAATACCTTGAGCTGCCAGTTCTCCCTCGTCCAGGCTGAATCGAAAGAACTGTTGGGTTGGCGGTAGGAGCGCGAGGAGCATCCGACTGGCCAGGTTGAGACAGCCCCGAGCGCCAATGCCATTCCAAGGAACTGGATACGCCTCATTGGTGTTAGGGGTCGGCTCATTTGATGTCGGGATTAGGTAGGGCAGCGTTAGCCGTGAGGCTGCACGCGCACGACTCAAGAAGTAATCGCGTGTTCCCTGCAGATCGCCGTAGCGGGCTTGTGCTGTCTTTTCCATGTCAGGCAGAAATGTTGAGGCCGGTGCCGGAACTCCGAGCAATAGAGCCCAGGTTCAAACCGCTCTTGGTCCGTGGTTTCTTCTTCTTGGCTTTAGTGCCGCCACTTACCTGCGCTGTTGATGCTGCAGTGTTCTGGCCAAGGATCTGCAACGACCGCCTGGCCGCGGTGTCAGCAGAACGAACATTGCGGATTTGTCGGCGTTGAGCCGCTGCATTGGCCTGTGCAGTGCGGGCGTTAGCCAATGCCTGGGCTTGGGCCCTAGCTGCAGCTTGAGCAGCCTCCTGGGCTCTACGGGCTGCATCTCGTTCCGCAGCAGCACGCGCAGCAGCACCGACATCAGTGTTGCCGCTGGCAATGTTCTGGTTGATGTAGACGCCAGGTGCGATCTGTACCCAAGCCATGGTCAGACTCCAATGTTGAGGCCAGCGCCTGCAGAGGATTTGACTCCACCAGAGGCAATTTTCAAAGTCGATTTCGACTTATCGACTGTTTTGGTTTCGCCAGTCGTCAATACATCGTCTGTGAACTCACCCTCCTGCGTTGAGGTGATGTATGCGCTTGCGTCGGCCGCGGCTTGAGCTGCTTCCTGTGCTGCCAGATCAGACTCGTATTCGTCTTGCATCCGCTGCGTGTCAGCAGTGATGCCAGCAATCTGTTGCGCAATCTGAGCTTGGTAAGCCTGGGCTTGCTGTGCCTGCTGTTGCTGAAACTGCGCCATCGCTTGCTGAGAAGCAGCTGCTTGAGCAGCGGACTGCTCTTGCTGTTGCTTAATGACCGCTTCGTTTACGTCGCCGCCGCCGAAACACATGATCAAACTCCTGTGATGTTTAGACCGGCACCTTTGCCGGATTTGTTAGCACCGCGGCCAATCCGCAACGCCTTCTTGCCTTCTGCTCCAACCCCGTAACGGTCTGAGTCGCCAATCTTGGGCGCTTCCGCTGATTTCTCAGGCGGAGGTGGACCCATCATCTGCGACATCCGCATCGCCTGCTCACTTACTGCTATCTGATTATTTGCATCAGCTGTCTTTTGATCCGCCAGCTCTTGATAGGCACGTTGCTGGTCTGCAATTGCAGCTTGTAGCGATTGCTGCGCTTGCATCATTCCGTTATTCATCGTGCTTTGGATTGCAGCACGCTGAGTAGCCAACATCTGGTCATACGCGCCCGTGTTGGGCATGTTGATGACAGCCGGTTGGCTTTTACCGCCCATGCACATCAGCCGACTCCTGTTAGTTCGTAGCCAAGGTTGAGCTCCTGCTGGCGCTCGTAGGTATCAATGAGATGCCTAACGACAGAAGCCTGGCCTGCTCGATACCAGACTTCATCACTTGCCATGCCAGGGGTTGGCGAGCGATCTGGATACAGAGCCTCCAAGTGCGTGATCAGGCGCTGATCAATAGGAGGCAGTCCTTTTACCTCGTCAGGCCATTCACGGCCCCTGGGGTAAATCCTTGCCTCTAGGTCGGTGCCTTGCATTAGGCGGCTACAGATAGGCCTAGCGTATCTCTGTTCCTCTTAACGACACAGTCCCTAGCTCACAGCTACCAAGGGAACATGTCTCATTTGTCTCATGAGCAATTCGCTGGACAAGCTCTCCCAGATTCACGACCTTGTCATTGAGCAAGTGTTGGAAGACCTCCAGAACGGTGATCGCAAGGCCAGGGCCGAGGCGATGATGCTGCTCAAGCAAAACAATGTGCAGGCCACTGCTGGCGAGGGCACGATGCTTAGCAAGCTGGCGGGCAAGTTGGACTTCTCCTCAATGGGCGACAGAGTTGTTGCCCTCAAGAAGCCCGTCAGCCCGAACCCACCGACAGCCGCCTGACGCCACCATGGACGGGCCCTGATGACTGCGGGGCCCTCCAGCCAAGCGCTAGGCAATCAATATCTGCCTCGGTCCCCTGCAGCCAGCTAGCGACTGCTTCGGCACGTAATGCATCCGCCCGGCTGTTCTGTTGATTTACTTGGTCCTGGGCCGCGGCTTCAACGAAGAATCCGGCTGCAATAGCCATTGCATCAATACGGTCATCAAATGAAAGGCAGCCTTTCTCCTCGGAAAGCCTGGAGCACTGCCAGAACAACGACCTGGAATAACCATGTTCGGGATCCTCATCAAGCATGCGGTAGTCCTGTTTGATCACGCGGCTGGTGACGACAACACGGTGCTGCTGAATCAGCGGTGCAAGCGTGTCGCACAGCCTGACCTCTTTACGGATTGAGTGCTTGACCTCCTCAATCGTGACTGGGTGCTCCCTGAGCATGTGCGGCTTGAGCAGAGCGGTGAACATGCCATCGCCCATGTTTGCTTCAGCCACGACGTAGTTCACATCCCATTTCTTAGCGACCGCGGCGAGATGCCTGAGCACTTCATCCGCATAGCCCAGGGTCGATCCACCCGATTCCAGAACAAAGAAATTTCCATTGAGCTCAGCCATGACGCACCATGCGAGTTCGTCGCGCCCACGGCCAGCAGGGTCAATCGCCAAGACGCAGCGCCATGCCTCATCTTTGGTGACCCAGCCGTTTTGAAATATTGGCTTGTGGTAGTGATTGTCAGCCCCCATGCCGACACACACCAACTCCTGTAGCCGACAATCCGGCTGGTTTGACCAAACAACGGTTTCAGGTAGAGCAGACCCATCAATATCCATCACGATCAGATCACCCAAGCGAATTGGGAATCGGTCCAGTGTTGCCAGCCTTGTATTCAGCTGGAACTGCAAAAGAAAACTACTCTTAGTCATCGAGGCCTGCCTTTGCAGGATGTCCTCATGGCTAAAGCGCTCTGGGTCCGTCGGCTCGTTTACCAGCGATGGATCCGCAAGAACCTCGCTCTCGATATTGGGATCAAGATTGCCGTCATAGCAATCCATCTCCTCTGGATACAAAGCAGGCCAATACCGGCTTTTGTAACCACGTTCACGAACCAAACGCAGATAGATCGACGTTTCGGTGTGAGGGGTTCCGAGGTAGAGGATCTTGCGTGGAAGCAGTTGGCCTTCATCTGGCTTCAGGATCGACTCCATCTCGGTAACGGCGTGAGCGACCCGTTCCTGCTTCAGCTGTGTGATGACATTGGCAAGCGTTTCTATGTCATCCAAGATCGCGCAGGTACAGCGCTGACCCGTGGTCTGACCCATCACGCCCATCGAGCGAACACTGGGGCTCTGCTCGACCATGCAGGGGCCGACATCAAATGCGACGTTGCTGAACCTGTTCTCAGGCCCAGGCAATAAACAGTTCAATATGTCGATCTCTCCCATGCAGCGGAGCATGAAAGACGAGAAATCAGTGGCTTTCACGGCAGTGGCCGACACCACCATGATCTTTTCGTTGGGATCCATGCGCAGCCGCCAGAGCAAATAGAACGAGGCAAGGATTGATTTACCCAAGCCACGGAACGCAACCGTCAGGCTGCGGTCTGGGCCGTGCTGCATCCAGTCAGCAACAGCGCATTGCTGCTTGGTTGGTTGATCAGCCAGGCCTAGCTCTCTTAGGCAGTACGCCGTGAAATAGACAAACTCATTCAGCGGCTCCGGTAACGGATGCCAGTCGTGTTTCATTACTCACTAATCAAGAACTCAATCTGCGCAGACTGCACGTCTGAGGCGTGAGTTGAGGCAATGCTGCAGGTCACCAGCGCACCAGCGGGGGCGTGGTCCGGCGCCAGGTAACCCATGAAAGGCGTGCCGTTATCACCCCTGAGGCTGCCAGTACCTGTGCGAATCTCCCAGTTAAACGACACGTCCTTAGGCGGGAATACCACCGGGTCATCTTCCTGGACCAGGCACCCACATAGCTGACTAGGTGTAACGCCAATCGCGTCGCCTTCAACGAGCACATCATCGACATAAGCCTGGTAGTCACCCAGTGTTGGTCGGAATACAGCAATGGTGCTGTTGGATTCAACCGTGACTGCTTGACTGCCTTGGATGTCCTTATCAGTAACGCTGACCAGGCACTTCATCGTTTTGCCTAGGTCATATTCCGTGACAGTAGTGGTGGGTGCCATCTTGGCTACTTCCCAGACGATCACGTTGGTTTCATCCACCCAGAAGTAATCGAACTGGAAGTTACCGGAACCACCAGTCACTACAGGCTGACTGCAGCTCAAGGTGTAACCAATACAAGGGTCACCCGTCACGGTTGGTGCTGCCACCTCCATAGGAGTGACGACAGGACCAAGCACATTGCTGTTGTTATTCAGCGTGTTGGGTGGTTCTGCTGAATCAGTGGCTCGGCTAGTGGCACGGAAGTACCAACCA